AGCTACAATATTTTATTATTTAATGCCATTATTAGAAAAAGATTACAATGCAATTTATGATATAGGATGTGGTGCTAATTTGTTTAAATCATATTTGCCTCGTCTGATTGGTGTCGGCGCTGAAGAAATTATAGCAGATATGAAACTAGTTAACTGGTATAACAATGTAAAAGACTCAACTTGGCCAATGATTTTAAATAAAAAAGATTTTGAAAATTTACCAGTTTGGATCAAACAAGAATGTATACTCCAGCATGGTATATCAGCACCGTCGGTAAATTTTTATGGCGATATCCATGGGTTTGTTGATGATGTGTATATTCAAGAACATCAAAATTATTTCCAATCAGTATTTTCAATATGTGCTTTGCATTTTCATCCGTTGCATCTGTTTAAAAAAGTTGTTTTAGACTTTGTGTCAATGATCGCAATTGGTGGTCGTGGATTTTTAGCACTTAACCTACAGAGAATGATACAAAGAGAATCAAACCAGTTTTTATTGCAAGAGTTTTTGACGATAACACCAAGTAGATCACAATACGACCAATACATTAGAAAAGAATTGTCAACGTTAAATTTAAATTTTTTAATTTTGGATGTTAACTTGGCCTGTATTCGGGACAGTATGAATGGTAATGTACGTTTAGTAGTCGAACGATGAGCGATAAACTTAACATTGCCAATGAGATGCGACAACTGGATCGCAAGAACAGAAACTTCTACAGCGACCTCACACCCGAGGAACGCAAGAAATTTTCCAACTATCTCATGATTCGCTGGGCCAGCTGTGTGGAAGGTTCTAGGGAAATGCAAGAATTTTATTTGATTGCCACCAACGAGCGACTGAACAAGCACTTTTTCAACATCAGCCGGCATCCTGAATTGCAATGGTTGTGTGCCACTGCCATAAGTCCAGGCATGGGCACACCCAGACACAACTGGATTGCTCCAAAGAAAAAAGAAGCAGGTGCCAGCAGCATGAAAAAACAACTTGCAGATTTGTTTCCCACATACAAAGAAGATGAGATAGCGTTACTAGCTAGTATCACAACCAAAAAAGAACTTGATCAGCACATACGAGACCAAGGCAACGACAAATGAAGTATCGACGACTGATAGTAAACGGATGCAGCTACATGGACAGCTATGCACGTGGCCAAGGACAGGTTGATCTAGCAAATCGATTGGGGCTTGAGTCGGCGCATAGTTTAGCTATAGGCGGCAGCGCCAACAGCAGAATATTGAGAACCACATTGAAACACAGTTATGCAGCATCTGTGCCAACTTTTTATGTACTGGGCATGACATTTGTCAGCAGGCTGGAATTGCCAATTTGCGAAGAACAAAACACTTTTGAGGGTCGTTGGGTCAACCCACAAAATCAAGAATTTAAATCAAGATGGCAAATGCACTGGACCGAACAAGATTGTGACAGATTTATAGAGACCAAATTAAAGAGTGAAATATACAGCATTGTTGATCGTACAGAAGATCTAATGTACCGTATGTTGAGCACCATACGCGATTTAAAAAGTCGTGGTCACCAGGTGTTGTTGTACCAACAAGCAGACAATCTGTATCAGCCGCATCTCCAGGATCCTAAACTTGCCTTGTTGAATTCATGTGCAGAAATTGTGCATGGATTCCAGTGGCGTGCCGTTGCATATCAACATGAGCAAGGTGTGCCCAAAACAAATTATGCAGCTGACTCAAAATATTCTGTTCCTCCAGACATGACGCATCCGGAATGGGGCAAACATCATGTGCTAAACACATACTTGACAAATTACATCAATGAACATAAAATACTACAATGAGTCATCAGTGTGTTTTTTGTAAAAAAGAATTTGCAAGAGAGACCAGTATTGCAGTTCACATGTGCGAACCCAAACGCCGCAGATCGGAACGGGATGAACGTGGTGTTGAACTGGGCTTTCAGTCTTACTTGAAATTTTACGAGATTGCACAAGGCTCGTCTAGACTCAAAACATTCGATGACTTTGCAGATTCTCCCTACTACCGAGCCTTTGTGAAATTTGGCAGATACTGCGTGGCCACCAGAGCAATCAATCCTGCACAGTTCACGGTCTGGTTGTTGAAACACAACAAGAAAATTGACAACTGGGCGTCAGACAAAGTCTACACTGAGTACCTGCTGGACTATTTGAAGGTAGAAGCAGTGCCAGATGCTCTGGCACGAGCAGTGGAGTTTGGCGTTGACTGGAGTGAGCGACACTCAGCACCGCCACATGATTGTTTGCGTTACGGCAGTGCTCATGCCATGTGCCATGCTATCACAACAGGACGCATCAGTCCCTGGGTGATATACAACTCTGAGTCGGGACAGAAGTTCCTGGGCGAACTCACTGCCGACCAGGTGGCCATGATATGGCCTTACATAGACTCGGATGTGTGGCAAAAACGGTTTGCAGACTACGCCGCAGATGCCGAGTACGCAAAACTAATATTGAAACAGGCAGGATGGTAACATGATCAAAACAATAATTAGCACAGGCAAGCACATTATAGTGGGCGGTGGCAACAGTGCTAGTAACTACATTAACACTGGTGCTGGTATGATGGGCGTGGGTGACCTACGATTCAACACAAGCACTCAACAAATTGAATTCTACAATGGCCAGAGTTGGCAAACATTTATTATGGCACAAGCCACTGTGGGACTCACTGGTCAGGCCGAATCAGCTATTGACTGGGCACTTGACAAAATACAAAAAGAAAAGGAAGCTCGGGCCATGGCTGAAGAGTATCCTGCTGTGGCTGATGCCCTGGGTTCTGTGCGTGAAGCCGAGCAGCAATTAAAAACTGTTGTGGCGCTGTGTAGAACATGAGTGCAGATATTGACATTGACGTTCCGGATCGTTCTAAGATATTGGAACTGATCCGTCACACGCCTGCTAGACAGGTTGTGGATGGTCGACCACGTCGGCACAATTCTGGCATCTATGTCACAGACATTCCGCAAGACTCAGAACACGGCTGTGCAGCCATAGACTATGAGTTAGCAGAACAGCGTGGCTACTTTAAAATTGATCTGTTGAACATGAGTGTGTATCAGTTGATTCGCGATCCTGTACACTATGAAGAGATGTTGGCAGCCGCACCTTCCTGGTCAAGACTATGGACAGACAGAGCCTGGGCCAGTCAGTTGGTACATGTGGGCAACTACGTGGACTTGATGGCTGCAATGAAGCCTGACTCAATACCTAGGATGGCTGCTTTTATCAGTATCATTAGACCAGGCAAAGCACACTTGCAAGGAAAATCCTGGGATCAAGTATTTGCTGAAGTCTGGGACGGCAATGAATCGCGTGGTTACACATTCAAGAAGAGTCACGCAATTTCATATGCAGCCTTGGTGGCCTTACACATGAACTTACTCGATACGCCTGACCAAAGTAATTGATCTGCGCTTGCTTTTTTTGCGGGCAATATCTATTAGACTACACACAGGACCGTGTAAGATTTCAAGATCTTTGTTGGAGAATGTTCGCAGTGTAAAACGAAATTGATCCCAATCTCCACGTAAAAATATATTGATAGGCACACTGCGGTTGCTTTCCCACCACCAGGTGTTGGCCAGTTCCAAAAACAACAATTTGTCAGACTGATCTATTACTGATCCAAAGTCGTAGATGGTTGTAACAGCGTCGTCGCGATTTTGCACCACGCCCACGTATTCCTGATTGGCATACAAGCACAGTGTTATAAACGGATATTTTTCCGCCAGCTTTTCAAAGATGTTATTACCCATAAATACGTTTTGAGGATCCTATGTATTCAACCACCATTTACTTATATCAACAAATCATTCGGGTATTATTGATTGACACCAGTGGTGGATACTTTACTGCGAGGTATGACCCAGTGTATGCAAAAACTTTAACTGTCAACAAAGGCGTGGACAACGTTTTGTTGTTTGAATTTATCAACCAAGAACAAAAACCTGTGAATATCACGGGCAGCACATTTAAATTTAGACTGCTAAATCAGGCAGGCGATAGATTGCTAATCGAAAAAGACATGACTGTGCTCAGTGCCAATTTGGGCCGGGTCAAAGTTGTGCTGAGCACAGCTGATACCATCAATATTCTAGCACAGCCTGGCAGCTACAGCATACAGCGCACCGCCGGCAACTATGTGCAGGCAGCATTTACAGATGACAATTCTGGTGCCAGAGCCGACTGCGACATTGTGGATTCGGTATTGCCCGAATTCATGGCCAGTCAACCTGTCACAATTCCCACAATTTATGGTAAAAATTCTTGGCCACAGCCGGGACCACAATCATGGCCGGACTGGGCACTGCAACCACAACCACAGTCTCGCAACTACTTGACCGAATACTATTCCAGCGAAATCAACACCACTGGTGCCAGTTTGACCACAATCAAGTATGATCTTGTGCATTATACCGGCACAGTAAAAGTACAAGCTGCCCAGGATTATGAATCCGTTTGGATGGATGTTACAGAAAGTCGTGAGTACTTTGACGAAACCAGCACACAGTATATCAATGTAGTGGGATTTCATCCCCTGCTGAGATTGGGGCTGAACAACAGTCAAGGCTATGGTGCCTCGGCCACTGCTCAAGTGGTTGACGGTGTGGTCACCAGTGTGTCAATTACCAACGCAGGCCTAGGATACATGGCTGCACCTTATGTGCAATTGTTGGGCAATGGTGCTGGCGCCACAGCCATTGCCGCACCATTTGTAGGCCCCAGTGGCATTGGTGCAATCACTGTGACCAACGGTGGATCCGGATACTTGCCCCTGAACTTTGGCGGAACCGAAGCACAGGCGGTGACTGTGCTGATCACAACTGGCTACGTTACCAATATCTTTTATCGTTAGGCATTGCATTTGCGTGACAAATCTGTTAAACTGTACAGATGCTTGATGTCCTTGCTTACCTACCTGCAAAAAAGAAACCCACACCCTCTGGTTGGTTGAGTTTCAATGCGGTATGTTGTCAACACACAGGCGGCACACAGGACCGAAGAGGACGTGGCGGACTCAAGGCCACTAACGCGGGATGGAGTTATCACTGTTTCAATTGCAGTTACACTGCCAGTTTTATCTTGGGTCGTGCCGTAAGTTATAAGGCACGCCGGCTCTTGGGCTGGTTGGGGGTTCCAGAATTAGAAATTGAGATGTTGAATATGGAGAGTCTGCGGCATCGTAGCATACATGGCGTCTTNGAAGATCGACAACAAACCTGGAATACTCTGACAGGCATCACATTCGAAGAACGAGACCTGCCACCACATGCCGAATTGTTGATGCCCGAACACACCCGATACTGGGAGTATGTGCGTGGTAGACATGTGCCTGAAGACTTTCCTGCCATGGTACAGTTAAAAAATGATGGGGTACATTGGATTCGTCCACACGTGGTGATACCTTTCACACACAACAACAAAATTGTAGGATATACCTGTAGATTTTTAGACAACCGGCAGCCCAAGTTTATCAGCGACAGTCAACCAGGATATGTGTTTGGCACAGACCTGCAACCGTCAGACTGGCAGCATGTGATAGTTGTGGAAGGCATATTCGATGCACTCAGCATTGGTGGTGTGGCGGTGATGCACAACACTGTGTCAGATGCACAGGCCAGATTGATACGCAGCCTGAGTCGAGAAATCACAGTGGTGCCTGATCAGGATCAAGCCGGCATTGATTTGATTGACCGTGCAGTAGAACTGGGTTGGGCAGTGAGCATACCTGAATGGCCTGCAGGCTGTAAAGATGTCAACGATGCAGTGATAAAGTTGGGACGTCTAGGCACCCTACTAATTATAATGC